CTTTTAACCACGAATGGTCCCAAACCGAAGCCGTTCAAACCAATGAGTTTCTTTCTCAAAGGAATTATTACAAGAACGAATTCATAGTTATTATGTATTCATATTGTAAGGATTTTAGTATGATCTAAATCATATTCATCATTTTAAATTGCAGTAAAGCAGATCCAAACGGATTGTGCAATACAGGTTAAAGTACCGGCAGCACCAGTTGCTTCCAGCGAAAGATTAACGACACCTGAGGATGAGTTGATAGCAGTAACATAATCACAATCAAGTGTTATGTATCCGCCAGCCAAAGAGGTATAATTTATGTAACCAGACGATCCGGTAGTAAGAGGAGTTCCATTAACTGAAATTCCAATACCTGCCAAGAAAGTCTCGTTACTAGTATCCTTAAAAGTGGCTCTCCCTTGAATCCGCCATAAACCTGTTGGACAAGTAAAATCTGTGGTATTAGCAGCTAACGTCACTCCAACCGCATTCCCCGTAGGGTTTTGGTTGAATGCAGCACTAGCTGTTACTCCAGTAGACAAACTTTGCGCATTTGAATTATACCAAATGGCAACAGTAGACGATTTCAAACCTTGATTATTAATCAAGATTGGAGCTTTCAAATCAACGACATAGTCGACAAATAATTTACCAATAGCACCGGTGCCGGATTGGTTATTTGTGCAAACAAACAAATTACCGACATCATAGTTCTTAATATCACCAGGCATTGAAGCCACTCTAACATAATTGTAGGGGTGAACACTATGCAACGATTTAACACTAACGTTATAATTTAATCTCTCCCAACAGCTAGTCGCTACGGCACCTTCATGGTCCACAGCTTGATTCTCTGTTGTCGGAGGTTGATTAGAAGCATCAGTATCAACAATTAACATAATATCACCTGCAGTTGCTGTCGAAACAACCGGCACCCAGCGAAATGTGAGTTTACAAAATCGGTATTGAGTAAAGAGCGCAGCCAATGAAGAAAGTCTAGGAAACAAATTCGAATTTCCAGGATTTAAAGCATACGACTGTGCCACTTGGAAAGAAGTGTTACCGGAAATTGATCCAGTAACAAGTTCAGATCCAGAGTGCCGAGTAATATCCGGTCCTACCTTACTGACCTTGTCAGGTGTAGTTTTATAACTAGAGCCAAAAGCCACAGGAGCTAATTGAGCCTGGGAGTCCCTCTTCTCAGATTTTGTCTGAGTCGAAACCATCCCAACCTTCATTTTCTTCTTACGTGGCTTGGCATTTATTTGAGTGCCTTTATCATCCATAAAGATATAGTCTATCTCCTTGGTTTGGGGTTGAGTTCTTAAAGAAGCTTTCTTAGTTGGACCGGGATTAGTCTCGACACCAACTAGGGGAGGTGCAGGAATTTGATTAGATTCATAATATGGGCGGTTGTTCTCAACCCAAATATTATGCTCCTTGATCCTTTTCTGTTCTCCATGACGACCAGAAATGACGTCATAAGCTCCACTAAGAGCTAGTCCTAAAACAGGTGAAACCAGGCGACCGGGTAATCCGATCACCTGGCGTAGACCATTTTCTATAATGGCCCGTGCACCAATATCGCGACGATCAAACATTTCTTGTCGAAATGCGTTGTCTCGCTCTTGCAAATAATGCTCTATCATGTAGTATGGGATGCCCGACATGTGGCGGGGACTATACATCTGTGCTTAACCATAGAGTAATTCTATGGAAGTGCCGTGTAGTCTCTTGACCATTTGTTTGGTACGGAATTATTAAGAATTAAAATAAATTAACTCACCGTTTTGGACTATTACAAACACAAACCCCATCCAGCAGTTTCTACTCTTGCTGAGGAGTTGCGAGAATTCTTCCAAGGTCCTTTGCAAAATTAATAGTGTTAACCACTACCTTTTGCATAGGTGTTTCCTTGAAACTCGCCATGTGTGATTTTAACCTGTTTAACGGAGGACAAATAGGTAAGCCTGTCGAAAAGACTTGGGCAGACCAATAAAGAAGGAGCTTTCTCATAGAGATAGGCTTCAATCTCGAATGTCGAGGACCACGCACCACACGGGTTCCGAGTTTAGGTTGTAATGATTTGACAGAAACCTGAAAAGCATAAGCTATTCGGGCCAGCCAAGGATCATCAGCAACTCGATACTCGTGTTCCTGAGGTACGTAGTCTCCGATTACATATTTGTAGTTGCACAAAGCCCCTGCGTATTGAGCAGTTGGTAATGAGAATCCGGTGTTACGGTAAAGACTAATTGAAGGATCGTTAACCATGCGAGCCGCCATGACCCTTTGGGGTCTAGTGACACGAGGTAACTCTCCATTAATTAAATCTATACCATAACCACCAAGATGGGCAGGAATGCGCCAGTTAGGCACAAACTTACCCTTCCAATCCTCAGACCAGCGACTTAACGCTTGAGGTATAACACAAGCCGACTTTGGATAAAGTCGAACCATCTTATTCAATTCATTCGCTATAGCAGTCGGAGTTGCAAATGTTTCTCCTTCTACTCTGGGTTTCCCCACTAATAGCTTTTGGTTAAGATAACCACACCGTTCCAAGGAGTTGTTCTTCACTTGGAATAGTTGAGAGTTAATCATAGCCATATGTTTTGACTGATAGTTCTTACCAGCCGATAACTTAAAACCAGCATCAGATGCCGCCTTATAGAAGTATTCCCCGAAATCATCAGGACACATGAAAAACATGTCGTCCCCATTGACAAGGAGATTCTTTCTCATAAGATAGACAAGCTGACGTCTGTCATAGGTTAAAGGTCCGGATTTGTACCAAAGTTCGGTCGCATAATAATGTACCGCTGTATTGATAACACAGAGTAACGGGAAACTTAATTCGTGACCCATCAATTGCCCTTCGACAATTGGTACTGGTGTATCATCTCCAGGATAAAAGGCACGATTCCATGCCATAGAGGCTAAACCAACTTCATAATCTGGATCCAACCCCTCTAACACTTTGTAAGCTGTTAAGGTGGCGTCCTTCTTTATGAGGTCAGTTGCACCTTCATAATCAACACTAAAAAGAAGAGAAAATGATGATTTACAATTATCATAGATCTCCTTCATTCGTACAGTGAGATCATCCTGCAGCATAGTACTAGCAGGAAAATCTTTCCAACAATTAAGCATTCGACCTTGTAAAGGTTGTAACGCTAGACTCAGATAACCATCACCTTTCGTTATAATACGAAATTTGCCTGGCTCTGGAACAGCAACAACCTTCACGTCCAATGCAGGAAGATAATAAAATTGTGATTGGTAATAACGTTTGCCATCATAATTCATTTTCAGATTTTCAAGAGTCTGTAAACAGGCCTCTTGATAAGCCTTAGTTCTCCAATCATCGATAGACCTATGTAACATAGGTAATTTACCAATAACTGAAGCATCCGAGGAATCATCTGGGAATTCGTAATGAGTAACTAAATGTTTCTTACCTCCCTCAGAACAAGTATTCTGAAAACAGGATTTAAAGCTAGGTATGAACTTAGACCTACTATGACGTGGCATAGAACTGAAAATTCTTCGCGACACTTTTTCAAGTGTTTTGGAAAAATCATCAGGAATATTACCATGAAATGAAGTCAATCGTTCCCTATGTTTAATCAATGCTTTTGACTTAGCTAACTCTCCCATTACAGGCCAGGCCTTTGGACAGCCTTTCTGTAAGGAATAAAGAAAACTTAAGTCCTTCTTAGCTATGCTACGTTTAATAGCAAATAAACACCAACCCCTAAATAAATTACTAGTGATAAAACTCGGCTTTTCAGCCTGGTGTGAATCACCACTAACTTTCCAGAGGAAGTAGTTAAGCCAATACTTGCAAAAGGATTGCTCACTATTTACATTATCCTCGTATTTGTGTAATTGTAATGCTGTATATCGCATAGAATTAACAAATCGATGGAATTCTTTATTGTTTGGGAAGATCCCACCCACCCGGGTAGATCTCTGCACGATAAAAGGATAAATTAATGTTTCTAAAATCTTTACAACGGACCCACTAAGGTCCAGACCCCTAAGAATAAACTTAAGGGCCATGGATACAAAGCGGCCAGCGTTAAGGTTTTTAGACCTCTCACTGACACACTCCATAACAGTAGCTTCATTACCACCAAAAGGTTCTCTCCGAGGTTGAGAACTATATACGCTGAAGCTATCGTTTCCACTTTCAGGTGGACGACTAACTAACTCAGCTTTATCTGACATGTTGGTCCCCGGACTATTAATGTGATTCTTTTCATTAAG